AGTATCCTTTTGTCCTATTTTGTACTGGTTTTTTGGCTAATAAAAAAATACTTTGTTTAAAAGTGTTCGTTTTGGGCTGTTGAACGGATTAAACAGTATAGAGACTGTTTCTATTTTTAACAGTAGCAAGTCCTTGGGGGACTTGCGTTACAGACTGTATCTAACAACTGTTACAACTAATGAAAACGGGACAGGACTATGAGTTTTGATAAAGGGGGTACTAACCCCAAATCCCTTGCTATGGCAGGAGCAAAGGCTAAAGTATTAGCCTTGGTGGCCGAAGGCCACTCTGTTCATAAGGCTATGGAAATCTGTGGCAAGAAACCAGACACCGTCAGAATCTGGATGCTCAGGGACAAAAAATTTGCAGCCGACCTGACAGAGGCTAAAGCCACCGCAAAGGATGCTTCTTTAGCAGCCCTAGGTATCCCAAAAGAGGAAATAGATTTTCCTCAGTTTTCTGAGATATTCTTAAATCAAAAATTATTTCCACACCACAAAGATTGGATTGACTTACTAGAGGATAGAGAGCCTTCATGGCTACACCCTAGTATGGTTTACGAAAAGGGTGACCCAGCCCGTCTATTGGTTAACGTGCCACCTGAGCACGCCAAGAGTACGGTAGTCACCGTAAACTACTCCACATACCGTATCGCTCTCAATCCAAATATCCGCATTATCGTGGTTTCTAAAACGCTGGTCAAGGCACGTGAATTCGTGTACGCTATCAAGCAGAGACTCTCCCATCCACGCTGGTTAAAGTTGCAAACAACTTTTGGCCCCGAAGGTGGTTGGAAAGAAGATTCAGACACTTGGCGAGTTGACACCGTTTACCTTGGGAGCGATGCTAGAAATTCTAGCGAGAAGGACCCCACCATCCAAGCACTTGGTATGGGTGGGCAGATTTATGGAGCACGTGCTGACCTCATCATTCTTGATGACTGTATTACAACAGCCAACGCCCATGAATGGGAAAAACAAATCAACTGGCTACAAAAAGAAGTTATTACCCGTCTGGGTAAAAATGGTAAGTTACTAATCGTAGGGACACGAATTGCATCGCAAGACTTCTACAAAGAACTCCGTGAGACCAAGCACTGGTCTGGTGGTAAAAGCCCTTTTACTTATATGGGCATGCCTGCTGTTTTGGAATATTCGGAAGACCCTAAAGACTGGAAGACGCTCTGGCCTAAATCGGATGTTCCTTGGGATGGGGATTCTGAAGAACCTGACAAAGAAGGACTCTTCCCGAAATGGGATGGCTTAGCATTAAAGAGAAGACGTAGCGAGGTAACACCCTCAACATGGGCCTTGGTATATCAGCAGGAGGATGTCGAAGAAGATTCCATCTTCCCACCCGCTTTGGTGCAAGGTAGTACCAACGGTCAACGTAGAAAAGGTCCATTGCGCCAAGGCGGCGTGGGACATCCGACTGCAGTTGAAGGTTACACAATTATTGGATTCGACCCAGCGATGGGAGACAAGGCTCATGCAGCCTTCGTAGTAATTACTTATAACAGAATAGATTCTAGAATATATGTTTTAGATTGTATTAACATGGGTGAACCGAACCCACAAAAGATTAGAAGTACGATAGAAGAACTTGTATTAAAATACAAGCCACAAGAATTTAGAGTAGAAATCAACGCCCACCAGAAGGCATACTCATTAGATGATGACCTGCGGCAATGGCTTGGTATGTATGGTGTAAGACTTGAATCTCATGTTACTAACAAAAATAAGTGGGACGCAGCATTTGGTGTAGCATCTATGTCTACCCTATTTGGAACCATACGAGAAGAAAAGTTCCAAAAGAATAATATGATTGAACTACCATCTACTACTGACTCTGAAGGACTTAAGTCCCTTACTCAGCAGTTGATAACTTGGAAACCTAATAGCAGAGGTAAGACTGACTGCGTTATGGCACTATGGTTTGCCGTGCTTAGGGCACGGGAGTTCATGCAGCAAACAAATCATTTACAAAAGTTTTCATCTAATAGATGGACAACTAGAGCACAGTCAGCCCAAAGATACACAATCAACCTAGATGAAGCCTTTTCAGAACAATGGGCCGAAACATACGGATAAGGATACAACATGGCAATTCCAATGATTGCAGCAGGTATAGCAGCAAGATTAGTAGCAAAGAAACTTGCATCAAGAGCCGCTGGCGGTATTGTAGGCGCAGGCGCTAAGAGTGTTAACCCTGTTTATAGAAATATTGGTTCAAGTGTAAAAGTTGTTCCAGGTAAAACTTCCTTAGCACCAAAACCTAAGCCTAGCGCTGGCCTTGAAAATCGTGGAGTAAGACCTACTAAAGCAGAACAAGGTGACCGTGCCCGTGGTCTTCAATGGGATAAAGCAGAGAAAGCATATGATTCAGATACTAAAGTCGCTGGTTATCGTGGCGGACCTGATGTTAAACCTCAAGGTGCTAAAGGAAAAAATCTTCGTCAACGTGAAATAATTGCAAAAGAAGCAAAGAAAAAACCACCAATTAAAATTAATAGCAACCCGATGCGGAGTAGATAATTGTTATCAGTATCTCAAATCTCTGCGAGAGTAGAGTCTTTACGTTCACGTTCAGTAGACCGAGACCGTAGACAACTAGATGTACTTGCTGTTCGTAAAGGACAGATATCACAAGTATACCCTGAGTTCTTTCCAGAGGGTGTAGATGCTAACGTAGTAGCAAACTTTATTGACATTGTTGCTCGTGACCTATCAGAGGTAATGGCTCCACTGCCAGCAGTAAATTGTTCTGCAGCCAATCAGGTATCAGATAGAGCAAGAGTCTTTGCTGATAAGCGAACACGTATTGCAACAAATTATTTTAGTAATTCAGATTTACAAGTACAGATGTATCAAGGTGCAGACCAATACATCACATTTGGTTTCGTCCCATTCATTGTTGAATTAGACGAAGAAGCAGGGCTACCACGTATCCGAATAGAAAGTCCGATTGGGGCTTACCCAGAGTTTGACCGCTACGGACGTTGTATTGCCTTTGCAAAGAAGTACTCACTTACACTTGCGGAACTGGTTGCACAGTATCCTGAGTTTGAGATTCAACTATTAGGCGCTGACCGTTATGAGCAGAACCTAGATGCACGTATTGACCTTATTCGTTATTACGATAAAGACCAATCAACCATCTTTATTCCATCACGGAATAACTTAGTTTTATCTCAAGTCAAAAACCCACTTGGTAAAATGCAAGTTGTGGTGGCAAAGCGTCCATCACTAGACGGTGAGATGCGTGGTCAATTTGATGACGTACTAGGTATCCAACTGCTTCGTAATAGGTTCGCATTACTTGCGATGGAAGCAGCAGAGAAATCAGTACAGGCACCAATTGTTGTACCAGGCGATGTTCAAGAACTACAGTTGGGTGGAGATGCAATCATCCGCACCAACTCACCAGCAGGTGTGCGCCGTGTAGATTTAAATATTCCAGCGGGTGCATTTACCGAGCAACAAGTATTACTTAATGAGTTGCGTACTGGAACACGTTATCCAGAGTCAAGAACTGGAAACATAGATGCATCAATAGTCACGGGACAAGGCGTTCAAGCGCTTATGGGTGGCTTTGATACACAGGTTAAATCAGCCCAAGCAATCTTTGCTTCTGCTCTTAAAGATGTTATCTCTGTCTGTTTTGAGATGGACGAGAAATTATTTAACTTTACAAAAACAATTCGTGGTGTTGATGCTGGTTCTCCTTACTCACTTGAGTACACACCATCAAAGGATATTAAAGCCGATTACACAGCCGATGTTCGCTATGGCATGCTTGCTGGTCTTAACCCAGCGCAGGGACTTATTTTCATGCTACAAGCACTTGGCGGTAAATTAATTTCTAAAGATATGGCTATGCGTGAGTTACCATTTGGTATTAACGTAACCCAAGAACAAGAAAAGATTGAAGTGGAAGAAATGCGTAATGCATTAGTAGGTTCACTACAAGCATACACACAAGCAATTCCACAACTGGCAGCATCGGGTGGGGATGCATCTGATATCGTAAAGAAAATTGCACAAGTAATTAAAGCCCGTCAAAAGGGAGTATCAATTGAAGATGCGATTGAAGATATCTTTACCCCAGAATTACCTCCTGCTGGTACCGAACAAATGGTTGAGCAAACGTCCCCTGCTCCCGCAGGTCCAGTAGGAGGCTTACCTCCACAACAACCAGAACAAGGTGGTGGATTACAAAGTCTTTTATCTAGTTTAAGTGCAGGTGGGAAAGCAAGTGCTAGTGCAAGGACAGTAGTAAGAAGATAACTAAGGTGGGGGACAATGACAGCAATAGTTGGAATACAAGGTAAAGGCTGGGCTGTTTTAGGCGCAGATACTACAACCTCATATCTAGATAGACCATATGTAGCCAAGGGCTGTGACAAGATAGTTAAGATTGGTGAGTATCTAATTGCAGTTGCAGGTGATGCAATTGTGGGAGATATCCTTAATAACTTATGGCAACCACCTAAAGTAATTAAGACTCAAGACCCAGATAGATTTATGATGATTAGAGTATTACCATCTATAAAGCAAACCATAATAGATGGCGGATATGACCCAACACCTAAAACAAAGAATGATGATGATTCAGGTTGGGATGCATTAGTTTGTTTTAATGGTAGGTTATATCAAGTTAGTGATGACTATGGATATATGCGGGATGACAAAGGTTTATATGCGATAGGTTCTGGTGGAACCTTAGCCCTTGGTGCATTAGCAGCACTAGAGTCTGAAACTAAAACTCATGCTAAAGCATCTGGTGCAGCAAAGAAAGCAATCAATATAGCAATTCAATACAATGTGTGGTGCGGTGGTACTGCAAATGTTAAAACACAATTTACTAAGTAGGAGATATTATGTCAATGATGGAGCAAGGTGGATATAGAAAACCGAATAACCCAGCCCCAGTATCAGGCCCTGGCTCTCTTAGTCAACGCACTGATGGGGGTCCAACACAACCTGCAACCTACATATCAGGATTACCATACGGACAAGGACAACAAACCTACGACAATCAAGTAGCAGCACCTATGGCTGGTAATCCAATACCACAAATGGAAATGCCAACGCCATTGTTAGCGCCTACTGCACGTCCTTCAGAACCTATCACCACTGGTATTGACCGTGGTGATGGACCTGGTTCAGAAGCAATGGGAACATTGCCTAATAGGGCTTATACAATTACAGAAGTATTTAGAAATTCAATTCCATATGACCCATCTGGTGATGCTGAGTTGGTATATAGACAATTACTTGACGAAGGATACTAATGGCTGTAAAAGTTAATTTTATTGTAGCCAAAACTAATCCTAATTTGTATGCCGCTGCTAAGTCAGCCAACTTGCCACAAGAGCAGGTATCACAATTAGAACAGTTTTCTTGGACAGTTGATAAAAATAAAAAACTTAATCAATTATCTACTGATGCCGCAAGAAAAGAATTTAACGAACTAGACCCAGAAGTTCAAGAAAAACTTAAGTATTTATATCCTAAAGCAGATTACATGCAAGCGCCACC